CGCAGGATCCGCCCGTTGCCCGGCAGGGTGATCGTGTCGTTCTCCACCAGGGTGATCTCCTGGCGGGTGTACTTGCGGACCCGGGCCGACGCGCGGCGGAGTGCGAACGCGGCCTGCGATGGGTCCAGTGACCGCTGCAGAGCGTCCTCGAGGTCCGCCTGCGTCGCGAGAGGGGTCGGGGACACGGGCCGGCCCCCCTTTCTACTCCTGGCTGCCGCCGTCGCCGGTGTCGGCCATGGCGTTCAGCCGCTTCGCCACGGTCGACCGGGGCTTGTCCTTGGCCTGCTCCGCCGTCAGGGCGGCCGCCGCACGCTCGGGGTCGCCGTCCACCCACGCCATGAGGTCGTCGATGGTGCCGTCCACCGGCGGCTCGTCACTGCCCGGCTCCTGCGGGTCGCCGTCGCCCTGCTCGCTCTCGGGCTTCTGCGGCTCCTGCTCGGGCTCCGGGTCGGCCTCCAGGACCTCGATGCTGCCCTCGGGGGCGTTGTCCGTGAAGTGGCGGGCCTGATCGCCCTCCAGCTCCGCGCCCTCACCGAACTCGGTGACGGAGTAGTTCCAGTACGCCCTGAACGGTTTGATCACACGCACGCGCATGACTCAGCTCCTCCTTCGGAAAGGGACCCGCCGGCGCAGGCGGACCGGGGGTGCCTGCGCCGGCGGGAGCGGTCAGGCGTGCTCGACGACCACGCCGCGCTTGAACAGCGCCGCGTCGCCGGTGCCCGAGTCGGTCGGAACGCCGTAGTCGCCCACCCATGACCAGGTCGAGGCGATGACCTGCTGCAGGCGGTCCTGCGGCGGACGCACCAGCAGCGTCATGTCGACGCCGGGGGCGACGTTGACCTGCCGGACCTCGGGCACGTCCTCCACGCCGGTCCCGGACAGCAGGGTGCCGGTCTTGTCGAACGGGGCCGCCATCAGCGCGGAGCCGCCGAGCACGATCGGCCGGTGCACCGTCAGGGTGCCCGCCGAGCCGCCGAGGATGGTCGGGGTCTCGATGTTGCGGACCCAGTCGATCCCGCCGAACCGGCCGATGGACAGGTCCCGGTAGATGGGGCTGTCGACGCGGCCCTGCAGGGCCTGCTTGAAGTCGCTGTCGGAGAACAGCTGGGCCTCGGTGTCCGGGTCGATGTGGGCGACGTAGTAGCCGCCCAGCGTCGGCACGTTCATCTTCCGCAGCCTGGCGACCGCGGCACGGAAGTTCGCGAACGTCACCGTGTTGCTGCCGGTCAGGTCGTACGCGCTGTTGCCGGTCGCCCGGATCGTGGTCGGCGCATTGTTCGCAACGACGGCCTGGCCGACGGTCGCGGAGATCGCCGTGCCCAGGGTCAGCGTGTTCGTGGACGTGTTCACGCCCACGACGGTGTTGCCGGTGCCGCCGACCGTGATGGACAGCGGGTTCGCACCCGACACCGGGGTCGGGACACCGTTGACGAGGACCGTGGAGAACCCGTTGACGGACTGCACGATCAGCGCGGTGCTGGTGGTCGACGCGGCGGTCGCCCACGTGCGGCCACCCGCGTACGCCGCGTACAGCTTGTTCCGAGCGACCTGGTTGATGGTCTGCCCGGCGTTGATGCCGAGGGTCTCGATGTCCGCGAGGAACTTCGACGCGAGGGCCATCGCGTTGGACAGCATGTTCGTGTCCATGCTGTTGGCGTACTGGTCCATCACGACCGACCACTGCTCGATGCCGTACGTCGACGCCGAGGGGTCCGAGCCGGTCACCGGCGTCGTCGCCGGCGCCAGCAGACCCTTGCGGGTGAAGGTCTTGGTGTCGCCGAGACCGCCCTGCCACGGCTCGCTGTCGGCGATCGCCGGGAACAGGAAGTTCGGCACAAGGGCGTCCCGGAAGACGCGGTCCAGGATGCCGTTCTGCAGCATCGCCTGGATCTGCGCGGGAACCACCGCGCGGACGCCGGCGTGCCGGTCGATGCGGAACCACGACCGCGGGGCGCGGTTGAGCCGCGGGCGGGCCGCGGACATGGTGGGGGTCATCAGTTACTCCTCAGTGATCTGGATGGACACGTGGTCCGGGTATTGCTGCGCGACCTGATCCAGGCCCAGCAGCGCGGTTTGGGTAATGGCCGACACGGCGGCGCAGACGCGACCCCCCACGGCAGGCTCGTCGTGACCGGACACCTCAATTGAGGTGCGTCCGTTGCCCAACCGGGCCCGGATCTCGATCACGCGCGCTGCCGGTACCCGAACTGAGACAGGTATTCGGCGACCTCGTCCTTGTCGGCCGTGAGGTAGTCCGTCTTCGTGGGGCCACCACGGGAGCCCTGCCCGGGGTCGGGCCTCGGCTTCGTCTTCGGCCTGGCCGCCGGCTCAGCAGGAGCGGCCGGGGCTGCCGGGGCGGGTTCGGGCATGCCCCAGTGCGGCTTGCGCTCCAGCAGGTCCGCCAGGTCGGCCTCGATGGCGTCGGTGTCGATCTCGCCGTCGGAGTCGACGTACTTTGCGGGGTCGCGCATCAGCACGTCCACCGCGTCGGACGGATCGGCGAACTGGCCGCTGGCCGCGACCTTCACCTCCGCCGACACCGCGCGGGCGACCGCCTTCGCGGCTTGGTTCTGCGCGCGCTCCGCCTGGCTCGTGGCCTTCTCCAGGTCGGACTTCTTGGCGTCCTCGAACTCCTGCACCTTGCGGGCGAGCTCGGCAGCCTGCTTCTTCGCCGCAGCGGCTTCCTTCTTCGCCGCGGCGCGCTCAGTCTTCATCCGGGCGAGGGCCTTCTGGCCAGCCTCGCCCAGCCCCTTGTCGTCCTCCGGCTGGCCGTCGCCGTCACCGGAGTCACCGGGCTCGTTGTCGGTGTCGTCGTCGAGGGCGTCGGCGAGCATCTGCTGCGCGTCGTCATCCCCGGCGTCGGTGTCGCCCTCGGCCGGCTCGGGCGCGGTCTCGCCCTCTTCGCCGTCGTGGCGGTGAAGATTGAACCAGGTGGCTCCGGTTGCCGGGGCCTTCATTTCGATGGTGGACATTGCGTCCGCCCCTTCATGTGTGCATGCGAAAGGGGCGCCATTGCGGCGCCCCTCGGGTGGGTTAGTCGGTCGCGGTCAGCCCTTCAGGGAGCCGTCCGCGCTCCACGTGTCGGGTATGGCGTCGGACGCTCCGAGCGCTCCAGCGCGCTTGATGATGAAGCGGCGCACCCGGCTGCGGGCCTCTTCCGTGTTCGGGCGGACCCGGCCAACCGCGCGGATCGCGTTCTCGAGGTCTGCGCGCGTCTTGATCGGGAACGCGCCGCCTGGCATTGCCTGGCCTCGCGTGGCCGCCGCCTTCCGAGCGGCCGTATTCATGTCGGCCACGTCGTTCTCCTAACTCAGGTAGCCGAAGCGCTTGAGCAACCTGACCAGCTCGTTTCGATCCTCCGAAAGCCGGTAGATCTCATTCGGAGTAAGCCGGGGCGTTCGGAGCTGGAACTTGGGCAGGCCCTGCTCAACATCCACCCGGGACCGCGCGAACCGCTGCCCGGTCTTCTTCTCCGCCTCGCGCAGCATTTGCCGGTAGAAGTCCCCGCGGCGCGTAGTGCCCTCGAGCGTCGCCACGACCTTCTTGCCGTAGGCATCCAGCGTGATCGTGGACCGGCCGGCGTTGACGACCGAGTAGATGTCGGCGCCGTTCCGGATCGCCTCCGCGCCGCCGAGCCCGAACCGACGGTCCTGCTCGGCGCGGGACAGGGAGCTGAAGAAGCCCATCGGGTCCGTGTGTCGGCCCGGGCGGGCGTCCGTCGCGGGCGTGGCGTAGCACTGGCAGCGGCGATGACGTTGGAAGTCGGCGTTGTACCGGTACCAGCGGCCCGCGAGGATCACGCACCTTGAGCAGGCGCCCGCCCGGACCATCCGCACATAGCCGGTGACCCGCCGGTTCGCGACCATCGCCACCCCGGCCGCGCCACGTCCCGCGTCCGCGACCTCCGACGCCACGATCTGCTGCAACTGGAACAGCCCCGACGTCATCGCTTCCTGCAGCGTCAGCCCGTTGCCGATCAGCGTCTTTGTGCGGATCACCGGCAGGTACAGGAGGCTGTCCAGCGTTCGGCCGTCCGCCGCCGTCCCGGAGAACTCCCGCGGACTCACGCGCGTGGCGCCGTCTGTGTAGTCGTTACCGAGGCCGTCCGCGCGGACCATCGCCTCGACGTACGGCTGCCCGGTGCTCGCGGCCGCCAACTGCCCGGCCGCGACCGCGCGCATCATCGCCGGCCCGAGACCGTGCAGCCACGACCCGGACAGGTCGTTGGTCTGGAGCCGCTTCCACAGTTTCTCGACGGCGATGGTCGTCTGGAGGACGGCTCGGCGCTGCGCGACACCGTAGGCGGTGACGATGTCCTCGTGCGCCTGCGTCTCGACGGGGGTGCTCATGCCACGCCCGGCTCCTCAGCCGGCGCTGTGTCCGGTGTGGGGGCGGTCTGCGGCTCGGGCTGCGCCGTGCTGATCTGGTGCAGGTCCATCGCCGTCATCCGGGTCAGCGCATCGTCCTGCATCGTCCGCATCCGGATCCGCTGCTCCGCGCTGTAGCCGAGGTCCTCCCACGCCTGCTCCGTCGGCAGGATCCCCGCCGCGTGCAGTTTGGTGACCGCGTCCGCCTTCTGCGCGTACGTCGGCGTCGCAGCATCCCGCCACGCCGTCTCAAGACTGCGCGCCTTCGGGTCGAGATCCCCGTCCCGGACGAGGAGGGCGAGCCGCATGACCCGCTCCCAGGCCTCACCGAACGCCCGCTGACGTCGCTCCGACCGCTTCACGAGACGGGCCTCAGACGCGCGGATCGCGTCCGCAGACGGCGGCTGGTCCGTCGCCAGGCCCAGGAACGCCGGCGGCAGACCCGTCAGCGCGGCAACCAGGCGGGCGAGCTGGTTGATGGTGTCGTGGAAGTTGGTGAGCTGGGCCTCGGGGAACTGGCCGAACTTGACGGTCTCGCTCTCGTTCGACCAGATGCGGCCCGCCAGCGACGACATCGCGCCCAACGGCTGCCCGTTCTCGTCGGCGAAGTCATCCAGCGACATGCCCGTCGCCCACCGGCGCGGCATCGCGTGATACTCCGCAGACACCATCATGTCCGAGGCGACCTTGCAGGCCGCGTCACTGAGCGGGATCACCGCGCGCAGCTCCGACGTGCCGTCCATGTGCCGCAGCCGGGGCCGGTTCGCCAGCGTCACCACCAGCAGCCGCCCGAGACCATGCGGGTCCCGGTCGACCTCGACCCACTGGCCCTTCTGCATCTCGAACTGCACCCGCATGTCCGGCAGATACAGCATGGCGTTCTTCACCGGCATCGACCCGGATGCGGCCGGCTCATCCCACCGCTTGATGGCGGCGATCTCCTGCCGCGTCCTGGGGTCCCGTTCCGCGAACACCTCGAGCGCCGACTCCGCCGTGATGATCGGCGTTTCTTCGTCTTCGTCGTTCGCGCCGACGATCGCGTACGCCCGCCGCAGCGCGAGTGCATCGACGTGGGCCTGCTGGCTGCCTTCGTCGAGGTTGTTCGCCTGCCAGATCTCCCACAGGTCATCAGCGGTCGTCT